AAACCTGGTCTTCAGTACCACTTGGAATAGCTGTTATGCTTTCTACAACGCCACTGTCTCCTAGTGGGTGTTGATGCCACCCTATAGTGTTGTTCGCAGGGTCGTAACTAAGTCCAATTAATGTGCCGTCACCCCTAACAAACCACAAGATAAGTTCTGGCTCTTGCTGCCAAACCATATCAGTAAGACCGCCTCTGGCAAGGTGTTCGCCTAATACAGTTAAATCCCTACCCACAAGGCCGTCTGTATCTAAACTAAATGTAACTTCCTTTACTTTTTCCCCACCTTTTTGAATCATAATCGTACTGGAACCCGCCCGTAATGGCCTCACGCCACCAGAGCCAAAGGTCGTTTCTCTCAGTACGTTCAGGTTAGTGGGTGTGACGGCTGTTGTGCCGGTGCCACCTGACAAGGTAAATTCCGCGCTGCTAGTCATAATCTGTAAAAAGCGCCCTGGAATCATGTGTTTGATAATGTTAACTTGGTCAGAAGAAATCGTCACATTTATGGCAGCATCGTCTTCTGTGCCAGGTGTGTGGTTTTCAAAGTCTGCCGTAACAGAACCAAAGATTGATTGTGGCTTGCCTGTCGTTCCAGCAAAATAAAGTCTTTCCTCATAAAAAGCCACAGCCCTTGGGAATCCTTGGTCGCCGCCAAACGCGCCTAATGACCACTTTGTTGTTGCATTACTGGACCCAATAACATTATGCGGTAGTACCGATATGCCACCATCGTCTTCTTTTACTGTGGCTGTTACAACGGTGGCGCTTGTGAACCCAGTTATTTCAACATAGCCAGTATCATCATGCCGATACTCCCAAGTGAGTGCGCCATATTCTTCTTGGCCTTCAGTATGGACAGGGGGCGTATTTCCTGATGTTTGGGTGGAGCCAGTCACATGCTTATAAACATGCCCGTTGTAGCGAACAAAAGCGTTATTAGCATAACTTGTGCTTGCCGCCCACTCATCGTATGTTACCTCAAGAACCTCACGAAACCGCACAAAACGACCAACATCGGCGCTGGTGAACAAGTCCGCAGATGCCGTTATTGTTATCCCGCTGCCCGTGTCAGCAGATGCGTAAAGAGTTGTGCTTGTGATGTTTTCATCAAGGTAGGGGCCATCAACAAAATCTATATCTGATATTGTAAAGCTAGTAGCAGTTGTGCGCGTTAGCTTTGCTGGTTCGTGGTCCTTGTGTGCCAAGAATATAACATCAGCAGACTGTACAAAGTTAATCTCAAATACTTGTGCTTCTGTGTAAGTGGTCGTTACCTCGACAATCTTACCCACAGTGCCGGCACTTCCATAAGCTGTAAATGCTGAACTGTTTACACCAGACAACTCAAATGTATGCGTTGTTGCCCCAGCTACTGTAAATTCACGGTTATTCACCTCAGTCATACCAACCACTGAATTTATTAATACTTTATCACCATTTGTGAACCCATGTGAACTAGCTGTCACAACGGCAGGATTTGCGGCAGTTATTCCAGTAATTGTCTTAGTGGCCTCAGTTAGAGGTGTGCCGTTACGAAAGGCCCTAATGTAGTTGGCACCAAACTCAAGCACATAGGCTTGCTCATCGCTAAACTCAAATGGCACTAAACGTATCTTGCCACCGCCTTTAGATGAACCGGCGTAATAAGTTCCAGGCCTTCTAGTAATGCCACCTTGCGGAAACACCACCATGTTCTGCAAGGTCTGCGCTCCGGCACTGTATTTCTGTAGGTCAATTCTACCCTCAAGGCGAGGGGATAGTTCACCGGCCTGGAAGCTAGTTACAATGGATGAAACTCTAGCCATCTTAGAACCTTGAATTTATGAATGAGTCTGCAATGATTTTGTCAGGCACACCCTCGGCGGCATCCATAGACCTGGCTTCTGACAGTCTAGCTTGGTATAGCTGAAACATCTGTTGTGCGACAGAGTTACTGCCAGTGATGGCGTATGCAACTTCTGATGCTAATTTATGCGCGACTGTACTGGAAAGCAGGCTATCGTATTGCTCAGTGTCAGTCACCCTGCTTATGTAAACAATCTTACAAACGGCCTCGTCTGTTAATATCTTGCGGCCCTCTACCTTAAACATGTTTTGGGAATCATACGCAGCAATATGGTTGTCTACGTTTCCATCCCAAAAAGAAAGCACCCTTAAACAGTAAGGGTTGGTTGGTAGTGTATATTGGTATACAAAACCAAAATCAGGGGCAACACTGTCCTGCGCCAGTGCCTTTCTTGTAATGGCTGTGTTCCAAGGGTGCGCTCTTAGTACCTGGTCACGCACGGTTGGGAATCTGCGATTGCACAACCTAGCTTCCTTTGAGTTTTCTGTTAGCGCCGTAATGGTCGCTGCGCCCAGCAAATCCATAGCTTCATTACAAATATCAACAACTGATGGCATGGTTTACTAGCCTTTCAACTCTAATCAGTACGCCCTTGCTTAAATTCTTTTCACCGCCCATAACAGGGCCGCGTTTCCTGTATGCTTCTCTTGCTATCGTCTTTAGCTTTTCTGTCGGCAATAATACCACAGTTTCGTCATCAAGTATAAACGCCCAGTGTGTTGCTTGGGTTGTCGCTAACCCGCTAGGCTTGTTTCTACAAAAAAACTCCACAAACACATTCCCAGTTCGTGAAGCTACAAAATCCCTTTTTACCTCTATAGTGTTTCCACTAAGTATGCCGCCCAGCCATTGTTCGGCTATCTGACCCACTTCTAAATCCCAGCGGAAGTCTCCGCACGGCTTCATCATATACCCTCCAAAGATTTATGGGAGGCGGCATGACCGCCCCCCACATTGTTTAGTTTACAACGTACTGGATGACAAAAGCCATGTCTCCACCAGTTCCACCTGTCGCATTAAAAGTTGCGGCAACATAGTAGAACCCGCCTGGGTCAGAACTATCACCAGCCATTGTGTACATCTTCTGGCCTGTAGTGTTTAGGTCAGCGGCCTCGTAACGAAGTTCTGCTAATGCTGCGCCATCGGCAACAGAAGTAGCAAAGAAGTCCTCGTCCTTAACAGCGCCAGCATCTGTGTAGATACCAACATTGTATGTGCAGCTTCCACCTAAAGCGTCAGCGCCTACTTGCAAAGACACAATGGATGCGTTGCTTGGAATTGGTGCAAGCATCACGATATCATCGTCAGTGCTATCACCAGCAGCCAAGGCTACGTTTCCCTGAGCCACACGGATTACGCCGTGTAGTTCTTGGGCATCATTAGCGACTTGAGGGGATGCCTCAAGATTCGCTACTAAGTCTGAGTTTTTAGTAGTCATCTTTTAGCTCCTAGTCAGGGGTTTCGTCACAGAAGATTTGGCAAACCTTGTTCTCTTCCATGCGCACCGCACCGATGCTCATGCAATAGTAAACCTGGGTTGCGTAACCTTTGTCTGAACGCTCATCAATACGGGCAGAAATGTCTTTGCCCATACCTAAAGTAAGACCATCCTCAGCCCACACAAAACATGTGCGAACATCTGTGGCAGAAACAGCCAAGCGGTTCGACATGATAAAGCGGAAGCCCATGAATGTATCCACATCTCCAGATACCAACGCCTTAACGGTGTTGAAGTCTGATGAAGTTACCTGAGTTGTTCCAAGCAAATCTTCAATCTGCTTTGGGCCAACTGCAATGTAACGTGGGATAGAAGGGTCAACGTCTGCTAGGTCTAACTTACGCTTTGCTTCAGTTAGCTTTGCAACAGTTAGTCCATCGTTTGATGATGCTGAACCAACAGAGTTGGCAGTTGCATCTAGGCTTGCTGAACCACTACCAGTTTCACCTGTTGAGGCTGTACCTGTTGCAGCGGCAATGATGACATCATCCATCGCACGACCCATAGCAGCCGCAGCGGCTTGGGCATATGATGAGGTGGGGTCAATAAGCATACGAACCTTATCTTGGTCGTCAATCAGGTCAGCATACTCATAGTCAGCAAGGCTCAAACGTCTACGCCCATGTGGGGTATCAATCTGAGGCGTGTCGGCATTTCTTGATGTACGAAGCTGCGCTGTCGCTACACCAATCTGGTCAATAAAGGCATTTTTTCCAATAACATTCTCAATACGCACCGCATCACGAAGACGAGAACCCATCTGTTGTGATAGCATCTGCACGTTCGCAGAATATTGTTGTACAAAGCCCGTGGTGATTTGTGATGACATATCATGTCTCCATTGTTTTCACGGTTTAAGTTACATTAATTGCGATGCGCTACCCTTACGGACACTTCTAGGTTTTTTAGCTACCATCAAGCTATCGTCTTTCCGATTGTCTTTAGGACGGTTTTCGCCGCTACCCTGCATGACCACTTCCCAGTATTTCTCAAAGAGGTGGTCAGGATTCACTACATCTCTCTGCGTACCAAACTCTAACGCAGTTCTCAAAACTTCAAGCCTTAATGAACGGTAATCTAACTCATCCATGTATCTGGCTCATTAAATCCGCAACTTTCTTTACGGCTTTTTCACGGCCTATAGGGTTTTTTCTATCCCAATAAGCGTGGCTTTTATCATTCATAATCGCGTCAATCTCTGCTTGCGCAGAGGCTGGTGTCATTACACTTGACTGTGACATATCTGCAACAGTGTCTTCACTGGTCACAGATTGCCTGAAATCTGCAATTTTTGCAAATGCTTTAATAAACTCAGGGTTATCGCCTAGTTTGGAACCGTCCTGCAAAGTAATGTCAAACATCTCTGGATTGCCAAATTGTTTTGCTGCGTTAGCAGCGGCTTCTACTTTTTGGTCAAAAGCGCGACCCCACTCTTGCTTTAAAGAAGAAACTGTTTCTTCCCTAGCAGCCTCAGCCATCTCCAATGTTGCAGCACCTGATTTTTCTACAGTGCTACGGTAATATTCCAAAACACCCTGGGCTTGGTCGGGCGTAAGGCGCAGTTTGTGCGCAATATCCGAGTATTCTTTAGCTACTTCCTCTGTAACTACAGAACCATCAGCGGCAATGCCGTAGTCTTGCGGTGTGTCTGGACGACCAAGACGGCCATAAATTCTGTCCAAGTCCTCATCTGTTGGATTAACTGGCATAGCAATCTTGTCTGCACCAATTAATTTCTGCGCGTTCACATAGGAACGGGCTAGGTTTTCAACATCTTTAATAGGCGAGATGCTAGGATGCCCCCGCAGTTCTTCCGGTATCATGTTTAAAAACTCGTTACCAGACCCGCCTGACGCTACCTCGGATGGGGTTTCCATCGCTGGCGCAGCTTCCGGCTGGGCTACCTGTTCGGTGTTTTCCAAAGACATAATTACTCCTCTTT